CTGTTCTCCGTGCTTGCTTCCAAAGCTGCCGAGAGAAGCAATACACCAGAGCCGATCATACAAAGAGTAAACCAGAACTTATGCATCAGGGCATAGTAAGTATCACTGATAGAATACGGGATTTCCTTCATCTTCTTTATCATTGCAAAGACGTAACCGGCAATGAGAATGAACGACATTAATACTAGTAGAATCATAGCTTTATCTGTTTATTGTTTATAAATTTAAGAATAGAAGTAAGCAATGAAATCAGGCATCAGTGGATACATGCTTTCAATGGGAACACTAATATCCGTATATCGGTCAGTGATAGTAAGCCAATTATTTCGATAGGTATCCCGGATACTTTTTTGCATTTCTGTTTCTTGAACATCCCCACGTAGTACCGCTTTATCATACAGATCTACCGCTTCTAATTGGCGTTTTCGATCGAACCGGGCTTTAGACAGTTCCGATTCCAAGGTTATTACACCATCGGCTACAAGCTGCTCACGTGTTTTCTTTACGATAGCACCATCCGAAATAGTTTCATTTGCGGGAAGGGATATTATTCCCCTTTCATACAGTTCTATTCGTGTGGCTTCACGTACATACTCCTTATCTCCGTCTTGTACGTAGGTGATATAATGTGGAAGATCTTCTCCGACAAACTCTATTGCCTCACCCCCAAAATATGCCGGATAATCCTTTACCGGATGATCTTTGGCTGCAAAAACAAGGGCTATACCTTTCTTTGCGTTTTCCCTGTCTAAATAAATATACTTTTCCATATTTTGTATGTTTAAATATTACGATTTTCTTTCCCATATATGGACCTTGATATATGGCGGAAGGATGCTGAATTCCTGTCCTTCTCCGGCTGTGGCAAGATTTCCGCTTAGTCCGTGAGAGTGGGTTCCGTTTTCAGACGTGGTCGGATTTGTATAGCTGGTATAAGGGGAAGCACTACCCGTGCTTTCACCTCCTGCTGCACCTGATTGTCCCCACCCGTTTCCGGATGCCGCCGATTCCATACCGTAGTTACCTCCATTAGGCGCAAACAGGTAGTTTGGATTGCCACTGTCGTTTCTATCCGACATCTTAACACTATGCGAGTGTGACGGCTGTGTGTGGCTATGGCTGTCTACCTTATGACGGTGATTACCTGATGTATGGGTATGGGAACCGGATTCATCTGTTTTCGCAGTAAGTGCATGAGTGTGGGCAGGCATATTCTCAACGCTTAGCACAACCGAAGAGCTGCCACCGGTTGCACCACTTTCCTCCTGCCCGGAGGTACCATAAAGGAAACGACCCTCCAACTTCTCCCAAGTTGTGCCCGGATAACGGACGGCAGGGTTGTCAGTCAACTTAGTTATAAATATCCCGCCCACGGGGACAGGGCAAATCAATATTTTATTAGCATGATCGCCCGTTACTGTAAATATGTATTTTTCTTCTGCCATAGTTTATATTTTTATTCTGATGGATTAAAATCCTCATTTGCAAAATCTTTGTAGTTTTGTATGTACCAGAAACTGAAATCTCCAAATGAAATACATCTCAAAATAATTTCTTTATCCGAAACACGTACTTTTGATATTTGTATTGGGGAGCCTGCTACTGGAATATATCCGGGGTAGAAGAATATACCGTTTTCTTCTATTGTCAGATCAAAGAAGCTTCTGGAAGACCTTGTTGTCATAAACCCGGAATAAATTCTAACTTCTGAACCATTATATTCCGGACTGGGAGCGGGAAGCTCTATGATTTGATCGCCATATATATTTCCGTAACGTACTACAAAGTATCTCCCCTCCGATAAATCTATAGGTGTCGGAGTTGAATCCGCATTTATTTGAAACATCTTATAAGGTAGAGACAAAGACGCCATCAGGTTAAGATTCCCAAGTTCATCCCAGACAAGATTCTTTGATGCAAGGAATCCGCTTCCGTCTTTCTTGAGCGCCCATTTTTCACCGTTTGATAATAGCTCATCGGCATTTATATTATCAGCTTTAAGGCGTGGCTTTCCGTTTTCTCCTATTTCAAAGACGGCAATCTGATTACCATCCCGATCTTTTATCATGAAATTATCGGTTGAAACGTCAATTTCGGCACCGTGTATTTTCAAACCGGTTACAGGGTCAAACTGAATGAATGCGTCTTTACCCCGTGTGCCTGTATAACTGCGTCCGTATGTATTCGAATAGAACTGTTGTGTCTCCTGGTCGAATCCTTCTTCTTTCACCGCCTTTCCATCCAAAGAGTAAGAATCTATTCTCTGCAACATCTGTATGGTAGGAGCAGTAAGTCCGTAGGCGGACAGGAGAATGGCGTTCTGACGTGCCGGGTCTGTACGGTTTCCCAGTTGGATTATCTTATCACCCGCTTGCGGAATATCACTGCCTTCAGCACAATCATCTACAGATAAATCAATATAATTTTCGCCTACAGCCAGAACATAACGCCAGTAATAACGGTTGGATACATTTTCATAAACCCCTTCTTTAATGTTGAACTGCCTGCATTGCGCCATGTCTCCGGCTGCGAATTGGTTGATAATGGCTTTCTCACCGTCATCAGTCGTAAAATAACAGCGGTAGACACCTCCAGTTGCTATGGATGATAATAATGCTTTCCCATCAACATCATAAAGGCGAAAGCCGTTTGCATCATAAAGAGCGGCTTCCGTTATCTTTTCCACTTTGGTGCATTCGATACTAGCCAATGTCAGGAGAACTTCACCGCCTGCTGATTGAAGCTCCTTGATTGTTAAAGACTCAAATATTGCTTTCAGTCTTACATACAGCTCATCAACCTCGATGTATGACCGTCCGGTCTTTGGATCGCGTTTGATGAGGAATCCTGAACCAAGTGCACCGGGAATAAAGTTCTGGGATTCTATATTGTCGGTAATAACACCGCCTAACAGCTTGATAAGAAACTCCATTGTCTCCTCCTGCGCCTTGTTCAAGAAGGTGGCAAGTGATCTCTTTGCGGAGAATACGTTTCTGTCAGACGGGATTGTCTTGTCATTAACCCCAATAACATACACACTCGTTCCACCACCTCCGACAGCAGAGCCGGAATAGGTTTGTCCCTTGTAAGTAAGGGAATCAAGCTTGCTCTCTATCTCACCGATACGGGAATATGAAGCCGTCTCTCCAACTGTATAAATCGGGTGATCGTAAGGAAAATCCAGCGGCCACTCGAAACCGATTATTCTTGATCGTCTGCCTTCCGGGAAAAATGCCTTATTTATCAGGTTGACCTTAGCCCCGACTTCGTATGTACGGATATTACCTTTATTGTAGATGAAATCAGCATCCATCTCACAATCGTAGGTGGACGGGTCAATCATGGATTTCTTTACGTACTCCTTTGCTTTTTTGAGTAGATTCTGCTCTGCGTCCGGCAACATCTGTTCGGAGATGTACGCGGTATCAAAACCGTAAAGGATATAAGTATTAGAAGCTTCCGGATAAAGAACATCATCCGGAAGAAAGCGACCGTAATCCTCATTGCGGACAATTTCAAAGGTTGTTCCGGTGCTATCGCTTTCTACAATATTGATAGCAAAGTCCATCCCGGCAAGCTTACCGGTTTGGAATATCATGTGAAGTTCCTCACCATCCAGCCTGAAATCTTCTGTAAAGTTCTTCAGTCCCGTATCTTTGAAATTGTAGATCCGATATTCCTTATCGTTATCGTCTACCTTGTCATCGTGGCTGACGCTGGATATTGTACCCTTGTATTGGGGATATTCATCCTCAAATATAACAATCTCTTCGATTGCCTCCTCTTCCGGCATTTCCACGTTATCCGGATCATCGTAATTTTCATCTCCGATATTGATACGTTCACCGGTCGGGCTGTATTTATAAGCATCTACATAAGAAATACCCTCCGGGAGCATAAGACGTTTCTGAACAACTCCGTTAAGGGTCATTTCCTTGTCATCCTTACTGAAGTAGTTATCGGGGACTTTACCGCTTATGATGTTGTTAATGGTGTACCGATTACCTAAAGAGGCGGTTACACCTTCCGGTAACTGGATAATGTTTGCTGCGTCACCGGTTAAAAGGTCGGGATTGTAAACAGCAGCAAAAGTCTGTCCGGCATTTGCACCGGAAAGGAATGTTACGGAAGTCGTTGCAGAAGAACCGCCATACACGTTAATATCGTATGTTACATACGCCTGAAAAGTCGATAACAGCTCGGAAGAAGCTGGAGCTGGTACGTGAACGTATACCCTTACTTTTAAATCAGAACTGTTTTTGTCGATAACCAACGTGTCGGGAACCTGTATTTTAGACACAATCTCATATTGTTGATTTTGGGCTAATGAAACGGTCTGATTACCAATAATCACCTCTTTTGATTCCCCGGAAACATTATAGATATATGACGCCTTCAATATATAATCTCCTGCCGGTAGAAAAGCACGGTTCCCTATTTGCGGAACGGCTGTTGATATATTGATTGAAATTCCTCCCGAAACAACTTTATAAGAACCACCCTTGGCTGATGAAGCTAAAGCCTTATCAAGCGTCCATTCTGTATAAGAAGGAGTAAAAGGTCCGCTGCCTTCGTTGCTACTAGCAGCGTAGTCTTCCTTATATGTAACTCGTGACGGAAAGTAGTTTATTTTGAGCGGTCTTGACGTATCGGATATATTACGTCCATTAACCTCTTTTACGTCGAATATCAAATCTTTCCGGTAGCTGGAAGGAATGTTGCGGGTGGAGCCGAAAGCGTAGATACGGGTCGCATAAGTGGTCTGGCTGTCGCTGCGTGTCATGCTGTTGACATTCACATTTTCTGTGTCTGTCAAGTCACCGGCTTTGAAATCAACAGGTGAGCTGTATTCGCAACGTCCGAAGCAAATCTTATGATTCTCTATCCACCATTCACACTCCCAAGTCTCCGCCATCTGTGTGAGAGCGTCGATCAGATTTACGTTGTCATAGGAAACAAGCTTGGAAGTGTTTTTTACCGTACTATCGATGTCCCAAGTAAAATCCAGATCCCTGAATTTATAGCCAAGAGCTTTCAGGTTATCCAAAAAGACTTTCAAATGCGTGTCAAGGGTAGCGGTGAGATTCCATGCGGCTTCGCGTCCGGTGGTTTCCGGTGTATAGAAAAACTTCTTGTTCTTCCATTTCCAGTAATAAGCATCAAGGCGGAGTTCGTAGTCGTATGCACCTGTCGTTGTATTGTAGGTAGGCTTATACAGGTCTACAAGCTCGAATATTCCCAACTCATTGTCTACGTAGTCACCTAGTTTGAAATAAACCGGATTGAAAAGGCTAAATAGCAAAGTGATATAATCTTCCTGCATCAAAAGGAAGTGTCTTTTCGAACCCTCATTGATAGGAGTCGAAAAGCGAATGTTGCCGGATATGTCTTTGATGTCTACTGATTCCATAACACACCAAAGTTCGGAGATAAAAGAAAGAGTACCCAATTTTGGGCACTCGCATATACGACAATGAAATCAATGTCGTAAATTAGGTCCTTAAACTCGGGTTTGGTTCACAAAACTTCATTGAGCATTTACCAAAAGTTCTGTCTAAACTCTGCGCATAGGTGATACTTTTACCTAAATAAATCAAGTGATAAATGTCACTGCTGTTAGCTGGAATCTGAATATCAATCACACCTTTGTATAATTCTTCAAAAAAAGCCCTTTTTTTTGCTTGATAATCAGATTTAGAATTGCCTTCTATGGTAAAAGAGAGCGTTATTTCCCGTTCATCAATTTTGGGATTATTAATTATTACACGTTTTCCATGTTCTAATCGGGATTTATTTTCAATAAATTCTTTCATAGGTAATGATGCACCAAGCACATCAAGGAATTTATCTCCCATTCTTACACCCCAAGTCTTGTAAGCATCTCTACCATTTATTAATAAATATGCCATAACCATTTATTTTGTTGATAATCCTTTGGTATTGTTTTTAACTTCCGCCATATCCTTCTGCATTTGCTGGATGGGTTTTATTATTGCTCCGGTATTTTCGGAGATTTGAACAAGTTCGAGATATGAACTTGCTATCAAATCACGTGTGTCATCGGCTATATTTCTCGTTTCCGTATTTATGGAAATAAGTGTATCCGCTTTCATCGTTAGAATATTTAATGATTGGGATTGAGCTATACTTTGATTCTTAATTTCTTCTCCGGCTATTTGCAAGGCGGTGAAACGCCCGTTAAGCTCGTCGATTGAATCCTGTGAAGCAGTGGCAAAGCCTTTCTTTGAAGCTTCTTGGGATGAAGAAGAAGAACCACCAACAATGGCATCAATATTCTTCGCTTCTTCTGTAGCAGCTCTTATAATATCATTCCAATCCTCTCTAAGGTCGCTTATCTCTTCTGCTGTTAAATCAAGTTTCCCGTTTTCGTCACTATCAGCCAAAAGGGTATATTTTTTATAAAATTCTTGTGCTTTACCTCTTAGTTGATCTATAACGAACGATTGCAACAAAGCGTTACGCATTATTTCTTCAAAATCTTCTCCAAAATCTGCGATTCCTCTTTTTCCTCCTTTTAATCCTTCCAGTATTGCTTCTTCGATACCTTTTGAAGTGGTTTGAAATAAATCCTCATTTAAAGTCTCTTCTAATTCCTTAGCCTTGTCGTTAAACTCTACAAATTTGTCAATAGCTTGTTGCATCCATTCCGGTAACTTAGACCAGATGTCGGCATTGCTTTTCATCGCCCAAATCGCTTCTTCAGATATGAGTTTATTTTCTAAATCATATCCTCCATTAGCTTGTATAAAATCAAAGATTTCTTTAGCTTGCGGACCTCCGAAGGCGTATTCATTCATTTTGGTGGCAAATTTACCAGAATTGAAAAGTTGTGCAAGTCCGAAAGTTGTATAATCAACATCACCAACAGGCATAGATTTTATAATGTCTTCGTAGGCTTTTCTTCTAGCTCCTTGAAGTGTTGTTAATGATTGGGTAGCTGTTGCAAAATAATCATTTCCTGCGGCCTCTTTGAGCAACTTCAGATAACGTTCTACTTGATAATTGATAGAATTCCAATATCCTTCCTGTCTACGTTGATATTCAATATTTCTTTCTTGTTCGGCTTTTGTAGAATCAAAAGCATTCATTACAGTACCCACTAACGTAGTTATGATCCCAATAATTCCGCTAATGCCTTTCACTGTGTCACCGGCGGACTTTTCACCAGTTTTGCCGAATACTTCGAATGCAGTAATACCGTCATTTATAACATCTACTGCTTTTTGGATGCCTTCTCCCAGTTCATCAGAAAAAGTCGTTCCAAGAGAAGATAGAGAAGCCCCTAATGTTGAAATATTACTCTTTATAGATTCGCTAGCTTGTTCCACATTACTCCATGAAGTAAAGGCTCCCTGTTTATCCCCTTTCTTTATTGCTTTCTGATACTTTTCATATTCTTCTTTCAATGTCTTGAAAGGATTGCGAGCTATAAGGTTTTGACGAGCATTATTTATGGTATCCATCATAGCTTTCATATCTGTAGCCGACAAGTTTGTAGTCTTGACAAGTTGTTCAGCATCAGATAATAATTGTTCAAGTGTATCTGTAGGTAATGCATCAACGTCTCCCATTAACATTTTCCAAATGCCAGAATCTTCGATTTCGCTTTTTGAAATAGAATCTATAGTTTTCTTGCGCTGTTTATCCAGTTCTTTTAGGGCATCTTCATATTGCTTCTTTTCAGAATCGCTTTTAGCTTTTGCTAATCCGTCCCTAAGTTTCTTTTCATCGTCTTGATATTGCTTCTCTATAGCTATGCGTTGAGCTGAATAATCACGATATTTATCTAGTATGGAATTTAATTCCTTACTTACATCGGCTATATCTTTCTCTCTTTTATTTTCAGCATTAGTATAACGAG